GTTCATGATAGCACATTAGATATTATAACAAACAATATAGTAGAAACTAGTATGGATTTAGCAAAATGGAATATAGAAAAAAATCAATCAAGGATTGTAACAGATATCTGTATTAAAGCACAATATGGTGCAAAAAGAGAATTTTATGTTATAAATCACGGAGCTAAAGCAATGGCAAGGTGTTTAGAACTTGGTTATAGAATTGTGTGTAATGCATTGCCTCAGGAAATGATTTCAGTATCAGGTGATAAAAAAATGTTTAATATACAGAAAATATTAGATTCCACTATACAATCAGGTGCATCAAAATCTTATGAACTTTTTTATTGCAATGGTGATTGTACAAAATGGTCTGCAGCTGAAACTATGGAATGTCTTACAACATTTAATCGATCATTAGAAGATGCAATAGGCGTGGATTTTCAAGGATATTCAACTCATGTGTTAAAAGCTTGGGCAAATAAAGATATATTCATTCCAGCTGATGTCTTAAAAAATGTGTACTTTGATGGTCCAGCAACCAATTATGATTCTAGTAAAGGTGTTTTTAAATCCAGCCAAAATTTTTTACAAGGAATGTTCAATTATTTATCTTCTGCAAAAGCTGTTGCATGTTCTGAATTAACGTTAAAAATATGGAAAAGAATTTATCCCCAAGATGACTTAATTCTTCATCATATGGAACATTCTGATGATTATGCTTTTACAGTATTGTGCAAGGACAAACATATATTTAGTAAATTCCAATTGCTTCATAGAATTGTTATGAGATTTTGTGGTATTAATGATAGTATTAAAAAGACAAATTGCCAAAAATTCTTATTGGAATTCATATCATTGATATCTTTCAATGGAGTAATGACATACCCTCACATAAAGAAAGTAAAAGAAACGGGTTTAAACATTGGTGCATTAGGTTATTCGTCGGACATAAAAACCACTTGTTCTAGAGTAGGTGAGGCATGTCGTGTTGGTGTTCCTTTTGTCACAGCATACATAATGTCACGAATACAGAATGTAAGAATTGCAGATGCTTATGGCATATTTACTTTTAATAAAAACAATTGGGATGAAGATGATTAGCAAATACTCCTATAGAATTATGGGGTTTACCTGATAGTCATCCTTTATTATATTTGCTAACCACTGGAGATCCAGACAATCTTAGAATAAGAAGATATTCCAGTCCTGAAAAATCTCAATTGCTTGATAAATTATTTTATCTACAAACAAGATCAAAACCAACTAAAGATAATGAAATAATAGATGAAACTTCAATGTCATTTAC